GGCAGCTCTTGCTGCTGGTTCCGATCCTATGGCCGCCATCGGCGCCAAGATCGCTGACTACATCGCTAACCAGCGCCAGAAGGATCTGCTGTCCTGCCTTGGCGGTGTGTTCGGCAGTCTGGGATCTACCTCCAGCTCTGCCGCTTTCTTTGGTCTGACCATTGATGGCGAGTCTGGTGACACCCCGACTACCCTTAGCCCCCGTCACGTTGCCGAAGCCCGCAGCCTGCTGGGCGACCAAGGCGAGAAGTTGGCTGCCATGTGCGTTCATAGCAAGGTTTTCTATGACCTTGTTGAGCGCAAGGCAATTGACTACGTGACCGAGACGGACGCACGTCTGACTTCTAGCGTCACTGATTTCGTTGGCGGCAGCATTGCTGGTGCCTACGGTCCAGTGAGCGTGCCGACCTACATGGGTCTGCGCGTGATCGTGTCTGACGATGTGCAGACCGATGGCAGCGGCTCTTCGACTGAGTACGCCACCTACTTCTTCACCCAAGGCGCTGTTGCCAGCGGTGAGCAGATGGCGATGCAGACCGAAACCGATCGTGACATCCTCGCCAAGAGCGATGCCATGTCGATTGACCTGCACTACTGCTACCACCCTGTTGGCGCTAAGTGGGCGGTGACTACCGCCAACCCCACTCGCGCTCAGCTGGAGACGGTTGCTAACTGGTCGAAGGTGTACGAGCTGAAGAATCTCGGCATCGTGCGCGCCACCAACACCTCTAACTTCGATTGAGGTAACTAACCATGGCACAACCCTCCCAGTTTGAACTGTCCACCGAGCAGTATCTCGAAGCCACTTTTTACGGCGCATCCTCGATTGCCGACGTGCAATTCTGGGCTGCTCCGGTGAAGTGTCAGGTGGTCGCAGTGCGTGAAGTGCACGCCGTTGCTGGCAATGATGCTGGTGATGTTACCGGCACTGTTCGCCGCTGCCAAGGCACTGAGGCCGCCACTGCTGGCGATGACCTGCTCGGTACCACCAAGATCAACCTCAAGGGCACCGCTCTGACTGAGCAAACTCCTGCCCTGACCAGCACCACTGCCAACCTGACGCTTGATGCAGGCGATCGCCTGTCTCTTGATGTCACCGGCACCACCACCACCCTGGCTGGTGTGATCCTGACCGTGCTGCTGAAGCGCGTCTGATGGGCATGTTCGCCTTCCGGCGACTGCGTGAACAGGAGGCTGCTTCTACGGAGGTAGCCTCTCTTTCTATTGCAGAGCCCACACTTAAACTTGAGATGACGGAGCCACCCAACGATGGCAATAGCAATCAACGCAACCGTAGGGTCGGCAAGCGCAAACTCCTACCTGACGCTGGCAGCAGCGCAGGAGATCATTGATGGCTTTGTGCAAGATGCTGATGTGACGGCATGGGCATCAGCTACTACTGACCAAAAGAATCGAGCGCTGTTTACCGCTACCCAACGATTGGACCGTGAGCGGTTCCTAGGCGCTCGCGCTACTGACACGCAGGCGCTGCAGTGGCCGCGTACTGGCGTGCGCAAGCCTGATACCTACATCAATACGTACGCTGTTGGCTTTCCGTTTCGCATCACGACGGACTACTACACCGATACTGAAATTCCGCAGCAGGTGCAGTATGCACAGGTTGTGCTGGCCACTTATCTCAACAACAACCCTGATGGCATTGGGCTAAGCGGGCTGGAAGACTACAAGAACGTTAAGATCGGCAGCATTGACGTGACTCCCAACCTTGGCTATGGCGCTGTTGGTGTTGACAAGGTGCCGCCGCTGATGGAGCGATACCTCACAGGGCTTAGAATCAGTGGACCAGGCAACTTCTCTATCCGTAGGAGCTAACCATGGACGAGTACAGCATAGGTTTTGAGTACATTAGCGATACCGCCGCCCACGCCGGTAGGTTTTACAAGCTGTATGCAGTTGCTGATGCCGTAATCAGCACAGCTACCGTGCAGAATGCAACTGGCAATGCGTTCACCTCCGTACCGCTTGGCGCAGGTGACGAGATTGAAGGTGTATTCACCAGTGTGACCCTGGCTAGCGGCAAAGTTATTGCGTACAAGATCTAGTCATGAGTGATCCTAACTTTTTCGGCATTGATTACTCGATAGGAGCAACCTTTGTCAGTGATACCACCACCCGCGTGGGCCGTTGGGGTGCCATTCATTTCACAAGCAACACCCAAGTCGATACCATCATCGCGCAGAACTACGACGGAAACACGATATCCGGCCAGTCGTTCAGCGCTGCAACCACGCTGTATGGCGTGTTTACCAGTATTAAGCTGCAGAATGGCCACTGCGTCGCTTACAAGCTCTGATGGCATTAGCTAGTCCGCTACGCAAGGTTGCCAGCAAGCTGATGGCAAAGTTTGGCGGTGTTGCCACCATCCGTCGGGTAACAACTGGCTCGTATAACGCCACCACTGGCACCGTCACTGAAACCACCGCTGACACTACAGTGCGCGGTGTGCTGGAAGATGTCAACCTGCGTGAGGTTAATGATCTGATTCAAGCTGGCGACAAGCGCCTGTTAATTGCAGCGGCTGATATTGCCAACGCACCTACTACAGCCGATGAAGTGCTAATTAGCAGCGTGGTGAATCAAGTGATCCAGGTTCGCACGATTGAGCAGGATAACATCGCCATCACTTACGAACTGATCCTGAGGGCATAATGGCGCGCACGATCCGGGTTGCTGATATTGGTGATTACGCCAGCCAGCAGATGGAGAAGCTGTTGCGGACGGCAGTATTTGAGACTGAACTACGACTGAAACAAGCCAGTCCAGTTGATACGGGAAGGTTTCGCGCTAGCTGGGTGACTGGTGAAAACACGGCAGGTAACTACGACGGCGGCGAGAAACAACCCGCCACTGGTCAATACAAAGAGTCGACTAATCCACCCGAAGATCCAAGCCTTGAGCGTCGTATCACCATTGGATACCAAGCCGGGCAAGAACGCATTGGCAATATCTACAGTGTCCACAATAATCTGCCCTACGCTGAGCGTCTTGCTAGGGGGCATAGTCGCCAAACGTCTGGAGCCCCTGGCGGTCAAGCAGGTTGGGTGCAAGGCATCGCTAAAGACATTCAAGGGTTTGTGCAAGTCAACGCTGACCGCATCGGGAGGGAATCATGAGCAGCACATACAACGACGTTCGTGCCGCCATTGAAGGGCGCATTGCAACGCAGATGGCGCTGTCACCTGCGTATCCGGTCAGCTATCAGAACGTGCCATTCACGCCACCCAACAACACGCCATGGGTGCAAGCGTTCATCCGCTTTGGCGATAACAGCTACGCCACGCTGACTAGCTTTAACCGCCAGACTGGCACGCTGGTGATCAATGTCTTTACGCCGCAAGGTCAGGGCGCTGCGGCTAATTTCACGATTGCAGAGCGGCTAAAGGATTTGTTTGATCGCGCTAAGTTTTCAAGCATCATTTTTGATGCCGCATCAGGGCCAGCGCAAGTAACGCCAGCAGCGCCTGAGCCTTACTTTCAAACTCAGCTAACTGCTACGTTTGAAGCTTATCTAGACTGAATCTAGCCACTACCGTTCACAACATGGCTGTTACTGTTCTGTCCGGTACGTCCGGCGCCCTCTACTACAAACCCGCTGGCACCAACGGCAACTTCCCTGAATCTGGCGTCAACGCCAGCACTGATGTCATCACCGTTCAGCCTTACCTGAACTTCAAGGCTGGCGATCCGGTCAAGTTCCGCGTTATCAATAGCCAAACCGGCGGATCCGGCTCTGGCACTCTGCCGGCTCCCATTGATGCATCTACCACTTACTACGTGTTGAGCTACACCGCGGCCACTGGCGCGTTGACCGTCTCCACTGCTGCTGGCGGTACCATCCTCGCCATCACCGATGACGGCACGGCCGTGGCACCTAACGAGTTCGAGGTGTACTACGCCGACTATGCCGCCGTTGGCCAAGTGCAGTCGTGGTCGTTTGAGATCAGCCGCGCTGAGATTGATGTGACCACCATCGGCCAAGCCGCTGGTCAGTATGCGCCTTTCCGTGCATATATCCCTGGCTTTGCCGACGGCAACGGCACCGCAACGATCTACGTCACCAACGAGGACGCTGCGCTGTCCAATCGGATGGTGGAAGACGTGCTGCAGCGCCAGCAAGTTGGTTGCGGCTTCAAGCTGTACACCGACAAAGCTGCCACTGAGGCTCTGAGCCGCTCCATCGCCATGGATGCTGTGCTGCTGACCGCCAGCCTAAACATCAACCCTGATGATGCTCAGCAAGTGGAGATCACTTTCCGCCCGGCCGGTGCGCCTACTTTTGACTTCAGCACTTCTGCTTGATAGTTGAACGGCCCCGGCTTATGCTGGGGCCACCCACATTTATTGCATGGCATCATCTGCGCTGGCACGGCTCAAAAAGGCTGCCAATCTTCAGCCAATCAAGCGTGTTGTAACACTCAACGATGGATCTACGTTTGAGTTTTACGCAACCGCGTTGACCATGGCAGAGCGTGAGCGGGCGCAGAAGATGCCAGGTGGCGATGACCCCAATGGTTTTGCGCTGAATCTGCTGGTAACCAAAGCAGTCGACGATGCTGGCCAGCGGTTGTTTCAGGCTGGTGAAATTGCTGAGCTGAAAAACGATGTGCTTGACAGTGACCTTCAAGCTATGATGCTGGCCATCATTACCAACCCCGAGGAAGGCAAAGAACTGGACATGAAAAGCGGTAAAGGCTGAGCTCAAAAAGGATAAGCTGCTGTTGCTGCAGCTTGGGATTGCAAAAGAACTCGGATATAGCTTGGCGCGATTAAACCAAGAGGTAACGCTTGAAGAGTTGCTGATATGGTCCAGCTATTTTGAACTTCAAAATGAAGAGCAGGATCGTAGAATGAAGCAAAGCCGTAGGTAAGTCGTGTCGGTTGTCGCCAACGTTGCCATTAACGTCGACAGCCGCAATGCGGTTAGCAAACTGCGCGAGGTTCAGTCACAGGCAGGCGCGACCGAGCGTGCGATAGGTGGCCTTGGTAGCGCGATAGGTAAGCTCGCGGCTGCGTTTTCTCTTATTCAGGCAGCCAAGTTTGTTTTTGCCAGTACTGCTGAAATTGAAACCCAAACACGCAGCCTTCAGGTTTTAACAGGTAGCGCAGAAAAAGCTGGGCAGATCATCAAAGATCTGCAGCAGCTTGGTGCTGTAACGCCTTTTACTAGTTCAGAGCTGATTGATTCAGCCAAGAGACTGCAGGCGTTTGGAGTTGAAACTAGCAAGGTTGTAGAGACTACCCGCAGGCTGGCAGATGTCAGCGGCGCAACCGGCGCTGAGCTGCAAGGATTGGTCACTGCTTACGGTCAAGTGCAAGCCAAGGGCAAGCTGCAAGGCGAAGAACTACTGCAGTTTCAAGAACGTGGTGTTGCCCTGCAGCAGGTATTGCGCGAAGAGTACAACTTGAGTGGAGAGGAGTTTCAAAAGGCACTTGAAAAAGGACGCATCAGCGCAGAAGCGGTTGAGTATGCCATACAAAAACTTACCGCCGCCGGCGGTAAATACGCAGATGGTGCCGTAGCTCAAAGCGACACATTGGCCGGGCGTCTTAGCACGCTTCAGGATGCTGTACAGAATTTGGCATCAAGGCTTGGCGCAGTCCTTGCGCCTGCGATGCAAAGCATTTTGGGACTTGCGATTGATATTGCCAATCAAGTTAATAATGTATTTGAAACCATCCTGCTACAGCGTCAGCTAGGCGCAAATCTTTCTAATCAGCAACGAGATCGCTTGTTTAGGCAAGCGGGGCAAGAAGCCGAGCAAATCGCTAAGTTACGTGGCGGTGGTCGCATCAATGCAGATCAATTTACGCAGCTGCGAGAAGAACGATTCCGCGATCTGATGCGCACCTATGGCTATCAGCAAGGAATCCTCAAGCCGCCTACTGCAACGCCTCCCGCTGCCGCCGCAACGCTGCCAGGGCTGATGGCTGCAACTGGCGGCAAAGGTCGCAAGGGCAAGTCTGACGCAGAAAAAGCAGCAGAAAAAGCAGCGCGTGAAGCTGAAAAGCTACGGCAAGAGCTTGAACGGTCCTTAGAAGTTGGCGATCAACTTGGCACGCAATTTAGTCGTCAAGCAGCGTTGCTGTTTGAGGGATCAGAAATTGAACGCAAGCGCCTGCAAATTCAATTTGATTTCCAAGACCGCGCCAAGCAAATTGCAGAGCTGAAGAATGCTGAGCAGCAGACAAACCTTAATCAGATAAATACAGAAATCAAACGTCTTGAACTAATTGACCTTCAAACCGAAGCTCTTAAAGAACAAGCGGAAGAAGCCGAGAAGCTTTTCAAAGCCGCCTTTGATGCCACTGAATTTGGTGTCGCGGGAGAAGGTACGGTCGCCTCTGGTTTAACAGATAAAATCACGCAACTTAAAGAAGAACTGAATCCAATCAAATTACAGATTGATGCAATCGTGAATGGGGCTACCGCGATTAGCTCTGCTTTTAGCACTGCATTTGGCGAGGTAATTACTGGAGCCAAGTCCACACAAGAGGCATTAGCTGACGCATTCAAAAAGATTGGGGATGCGTTTATAAACATGGCAGTTGAAATAATCACAAAACAAATGACCCTTATTATTTTGCAAAGCATTTTGAATGCGTTAGGTGGTGGCGGTAGCGCATTTGGTACGGCTAATAAAAACTTGACCGGCACTGGTGCCCTTAAAACTCCTATTCCGGGGTTGGCCGTTGGTGGTCGCGCTGGTGGTGGTGCTGTTAGCGGTCAGCAGCCTTATCTAATTGGCGAGCGTGGTCCTGAGCTGTTCGTTCCTAGTACTGGTGGCACTGTCGTCAATAACAACAATCTGCGCGATGCAATGGGTACTGCTCCCGGCGCCCGCAACGGCCCCATGCTCAACATGACATTCCAGACCACCAATATCGGCGGCGTGGAATACGTGAGCCGCGACCAGCTTGAGGCTGCCATGGTCGCCACCCGCAAAGCCGCTGCAAACGACGGCGCCAAACGGGGCACCGCAGCTACGTTGAGTAAGTTACAAAACAGCCCGAGCACAAGGGCAAAACTGGGGCTGCGCTGATGGCAAGAACATTCCCGTCCTACGTCCCCAGCGCCCGCAGCTTCACGCCTGGCGAGTACCCCGTTCGCACGTACCGCAGCCAATCCGGCGTGGTGAGCAAGCGGATCTACGGCAACAAGCCCACCAACTACGAACTCCAGCTGACGTTCAGCAACGTGGACGACAGCGTTGCCAGCGACATTGTTGCCCACTACGAAAACACCGCCAAGCAACTTGAAGGCTTCAATCTCCCAAACGAAGTATTTGGCGGCATGAGCAACGGACTACAAAACAAGATCCAGGCGCCCAGCAACATCACCTGGAGCTACGCCAGTCCCCCACAAATAAAATCAGTTTTCATTGACGTAAGCACCGTCGAGGTCAGCCTGATCGGAGAAATCAATGTCTAACCTGCGCCTCGTTCAGTTTTTCGATTACGTCACTGGATCAAATCCAACTCGTTACCGCTACCAGAACTACTTCGTCGGTCAAAACAAGACCTACAACAGCAACAGCTACGCCTTTGCCCCGTTCCAATCCAGCGGCAGCCTGTCCACACTGACCGGCGACAACGAAACGGTTACTGTTCTGTTCCCCGCAACCGAGTACGCCATCCGCCTAGTCGACGCTTCAGGCGGCAACCGTCAAAGCGAGCTGACGCTAACGACGTTATGGCTGACTGCTGAAAACGAATACAGCAGCCTTCAATTCACGGAAACACTCATCGGCATCGGCTCGAGCTTCGACGACACCACACTGGAACTCCGCTTTCGCACAGCCATGGACAGCGTTGGGGCAAACTTCCCCACTCGCACCTTCAACCGCGACAACGCCGGAATCCTGCCGATCAACGCCGAGTTGAGCCTGCGGTGAACGACCTCCTCGGTTTGAGACGAGCTTGGGGCGCCTATCCGGGCGATGGTTCCGGCACCGTCGACTGCTGCCTGATGGCACTAGAGGTTCACCGCCGGCTGGGCTATCACAACTACCTCCCCGAAGTGGCGTGGATCTTCGAGCGCTACACCGATGACACGCTTCCCCCCAACTTCATTGCTCGCTGGCTACTCAAAAACGGCAGACGTCTGACGCACCAGGAGCCACACGCACTGGCACTTCTTCCTAGTCACGGTGTTGGCGCGGTCGGTACAGTGCTAGATGACGGGACGATGCTTTTTATCGGACCTGGCGGCAGCGTAATCCGCACTGCTGTTGCTGACGATTTTGGCTGGTACTTCAGACTGAACAAATGACACGCCGCCTCCTGCCTTACGAGCACCAACTCGTTGAAACACTGGGCATCAGCGAGGCGGATTACCTTGAATTTCTGGCGCTGCAGAAGGCGTACAACGACCCCAAGGCGGGCACGGCATTAGACGTTCGCAACGCAGAGACCGTTGCCATCGTGCTGACGGTTGTCGGCATCCTGTTCCAGGTCGGCGCAGCACTACTCGCACCCAAACCCGATATTGCCGACGTTGCCCGAGGTGGTCGCCGCCAACGCGAACAACGTTTTGCCCCCACCTACGGCTTCAACAGCGCACAAGAGCTGGCGCGTTACGGCGATCCGGTTAACCTTGTTTACTGCAACACCGCCGCCAACGAACGCGGAGCCGTCCGTGCCGCTACCTCGTTGGTGTGGTCCGCCATCCGCAGCAGCGGCAACAACCAGTTCATGCAACTGCTGCTTGTTATTGGCGCTGCAAAAGTAAACGAGCTTGCCGTAGCCCGCACTGGCTTTGGCGACATACCACTAGAAAATTTCAACCAAGCAAACACTTGGCTCTACTACAGCAAAAACGGAGCGCCAAGCTTTAATGATCGCGTCAGAGGAGATGACAGCGATCCATCCGCAGACGACCGTGATCAAAAAGACCAAATTTGCTTAATCCAAGGAAATAGAACAGGCTGCAGCCAAGCGTTTACACCAAGCAATTACAACACATTCGGGATTTACGAACCTATCCCGTTAAACGTAATGTTGTATTCACGCGGCCAATCTGGTGGCACCGAATACGACCTAAACGGCATTGAGATTGTTGGTTACAACCCTTACACCACGGTCAGCTGGACGGCGAACAATCGTTTTGTTACAGGTGATATTGTACGAATTCGTTTCCGCGATGCAAAACCCGATACACGTTTGCGTAACAAGTCCGACGGTAGCGGACCATCTGAAGAGAAACCAGATGTAGCGACAAACTACGCCAGCGACATCCGCCGTCAACTTGTCGATCAAATACAACCCGGCTCACTTTACGAATTAGGCAGCGCCCGCTTGGTGCTGGTGGATCGACAAGATAACAATATCGACAAAGGGAATGTCGACTGTATTTTTCGCGTAATCAATGGAGGATTGGCGCCCGCTGCTCCTTACAACAAACTTGTCGCCCGTGCATCACAAAACGGGCAGCAGATCACATATTTGACAGACAGTCAGTATGCGCAAGCAACTGGGTTTAGGGACATACTGGAAAGTATTGCTTCTGACGTCGAACTTAAGCGTGGTTATGACCCTGTAAATCCCAGCAATACAACAGAAGGCGTGACGATGCGCACGCGGCAAAACATTGATCGCATATACGCGAACCTTACCTCTAGCGACAAGGCACAGGCGAATGTTCAGCGCACGGTCCGAAAGGATCCGATCAGCATCAATTTCTTTGGAGTTCGCTACTCCTTTGTTAATCCCGCACGCGATGTTAGCTGGATTGATGATACCGGAGTTGCTCGCAAGCTATCGGACGCTACCAGTAAAGAGCAAGGACTGGAACTAATTGATGAGCGCGGTTCTATCGCTTACACCCGTAAGCAGCGTCGTCAGTTTTTAGCGAACAAGCCAAAAGTTAACTCCAAAGAACTTCGTGAATACCTCAATGATCAACTTGTGCGCCTGCAAACGCACGTTAGCAATGTTGCATCGGGAAAATTTGACGACATAATTAGAAAGGTAACGTCCACCAGCCTTGCGTGGCCCCTTGAAGATGGCACAACACGCACAGTAGTTTTTTCATTGGCTGCCTCAGGAATACGTAAAGCAAACGGTTATATCTTCGATGGAGACACGCGCCCTCGCACTCCCAAACAGCAGATTGACGAAATTCGCGCACGCTATAAAACAGTTATCAACGATTTGCAAGCAAAGATTGATAACGCTCCTGGAAAACAGAGTGCTAATTTCCGCGCCGATTTGCGTAAGCAGATTGAAGACCTACGGGAAAATCGTCGAGACGCAGTGCGAGACGTTGTGGACGCCTACCGCGATGTACGCATCGAACAAGCCAGAGATTGCGTAAGTGGCTTTACCGACATAAACAACATTAACCGTATTGCTGGTATTAGAGAGCTGCGTCGTCGCATCAATGCAATTAACGGCAAAAACACCACTGACCAGGCTGGAGTTGCTGCCATACAGGCGGTATACGACTCAATCATTGACCGCAAGCAAGAAGCGTTACTGTTTCTGCTTGATATTATTGAGGCTTACAACGATCGTGACGGCTCTGACGTTCTGGTAAAAGCGCTGATTAAAGTTCGCGTTGCCTCTTACCAAACTATCAGCCCAATCAACTTTATACAGTTCTCAATTAGGGCGCGTCTATTCCGGCGCATCTCAGGTCGCCAACGTAGCTACGGCAGCAAAGCAATCGAACTCAAGGACTACAGCGACTCGGACAACGGCATCAAGCCGCGCGTGGCCTTTTTCAAAGTTCTATTCCGCAAAGAAGGCGAAACAGAGTACACAACAGTGCCTTACATGTTTGCCGTCAAAAACGCGCAAGACAGAGAAATTTACTTGGGGCTGAACTTCCAGTCCGCAAGTTATGCTAAATACTCATTCCGCTTTGTTCCTGTCGGTGATTTTATTACTGACATGCGCGACGAAGGATTTACTCAATTTGCGTTTATCGAACTGCGCGGCACGAGGCGACAAATCAGCATAGACGGAAACACTTTCTCCTTCACTGGTTCGTTTGTTAACCCGCAACCTAATACCTACGAGCCTGATATTGATGAAGGCCGTCCCATCGGTACGCAGCCTTGGGACTTGATGACCGTCCGCGCTGACACTGACACCCAGTTCAGCTTTGAGCAAGGTCCAGAACTCGCCATCAGCGCCGTCACCGAACAACAAAACACTGATACAAGCCAGTACTACAACGACATGAGCACGCTGGCGCTCAGCGTCTATTCGGGCCAAGGCGTCCAAGATCTGCGCTCGATCACCGCTTACGTCACCAAAGGCAAGGACTGCTACGTCATTAATGGACCATCTAAATCGTCCGTAACGCTGTCCACCAACAGCAGCTGCTACGCCCCGGATATCTTCCTCGACACCGTGTGGAGCAGCGACGACGGAATCCTTAGCTACTCGTCCAAAGACGCCATCGACTACGCAACGCTCTTTGACGCCAAACGCTTTTGCCTCGCAAACAACCTCTTTATGGATGGCGTCATCGCGGACCAGCGACCGTGGCGTGAATTCTGGGCCGAGGTAGCCGGATACAGTCTGCTGGAACTGGTACGCAAAAACGGTCAAGAAGCGCTGGCGCCCGCCGTTCCCTTCAAAAACAACGGCGTGATCGACCGCGAAATCAAACCCACCGGCTTATTTACTAGCGCCAACATCCTCGAAGGCAGCTTTAAGGAAGAACACTTCGACTACGGATCAGCCGTCCAAGACTTGATCGCCACCGTCGTTTACCGCGACGTTGAAAACGAGAACGACGTGTTCAGTCCCAAAGCCAGCGTCACGGTCAAACGCAACGACGGAGACGACACCAATGCCATCTACCAGAATTTCGACCTCAGCCAATTCGTATCGACCCGCGAGCAGGCAATCCTCTACGCGAAATACCTGATCAACCAGCGCCGCTTTATCCGCCGTGGCATTGAGTTCAAGACACTGCCAACCGAAGTCCCCGTCGAGCCCGGCAGCTACATCCTCGTCGATATCGGCCTAACACCCTGGGACAACCTCACTACAGGCGTGGTACTGGCGGGCGGCGAACTCAACAGCCCACTACTCAGCAAAATCCCCGACAGCAACAACTACACCGCACTGGTATACAAGGACCGCAAGGTTCAGACAATCACCAACCTCACCGTCACCAACGGTGTTGCTGCCAGCTTGGCACCGGCTTACGTCGGTTATGCCTTTGTGCTTGGAGCACCAACCGACCAACGCCGCCGCAGCTTCCGCGTCACCGAAGTGTCGCTCGACGAAGAGGGCGAAATCACCATCAAGGCGGTACGTATCCCGTGCGATATTGGACCCAACAACGAACTACTTAGCCGTGTGGCTGACTTTAGTTCCAGCGCGTTTGTTGTCGTATAGGTCGGCGCTAAGCTGAGTCAAGGCAACGTGTACGGGTAATGGGTTCTTACTACTCCGGGCGAGCTGGCTCGCTAATCTTGGACGACAAGCCCGTCGCCAAGGTCCGCGACTGGTCCATTGAGATGAGCGTGGACCTGCTGGACGCCACGACA